TTGGAGTTTTCTCATAAGCTTTCTTCGCTTCAATCATCTTCTTTTTGAAGATAACCCGTTCGTTATACATCTTCTCCATGAGTTCTGGAAGGAACCCACGAATGTCTTTGCGATACATTGCACCATTGGCGCAAACCGCATAGTCTTTATACATCTCAAAAGTAAGTTCTTTCTTTAGAACCTTATCAACCGTTACATTAGGATGACGATTATCCAGAAGAGTTTCTGGTGAGATATTGTATTGCATAATCAAGTGAGGATACAGTGAGTTCAAGTCAAAGTTCACCACCCAATCATAAGAACCAGGAACAGGTTCTTTCACGTATGCACCAGCATACTTCTCATTTTTAGTATTGCGTTCCTTCTGAGGAATCACAATATTCTTCTTAAGAAGGTAGTTATAGATGATTGCATCCCAAGTACGAACCTGATATGCAATATCATTAAAGTTTACCTTTGCGTCAAATGCACGAGTAAAACAAAGGTCAATCAGTTTCAGTTTATCCTCAAGACGGTCTACAAGTTCTACGTCAACAATGTTGTACTCTACAAACTTCTGCCAATTATTGGTATAGAAATCGCGGAAAGTATCAAACTCAGAGTGATCCAACTTATTCTGAGACAACTCCATGAAGGCAATATGGTCAAGTCGATAACTTTCTTGGTTAGGAGTTGCGGGAGACTTCTTATAAAGATCCAAATAATCAATAATTGATACTCCTGCAATCTCACAACTCAGTTGTTTACGACCAGAAATTTGCACTTCCTTGACCTTTACAATATTCCAAGGAGAAAATCTCTTAGCAACTTTCTCACCCATCAATCGACTGATGCGACCAATAAGGTAAGGAATATCATAAAGTTCACAGTTCCATCCAGTTACAGCCTCTGGAGTATTGTTTTGCCACCAATCCATGAAAGTATTGATGAGTGCATACTCATCTTTACAATAAATATACTTTACATTTTCTTGAGAAATCTGTGCAGGTCGGGAACCGAATGTAGTAATTTGTTTAGTATTATAGTCTTGAACAGTGACCAACAAAAGTTCTTCTGCACAGTTGAATACATCAGGAAACCCACTTTCAGCGGCAACCTCGATGTCAATTGTTACTAGTTTGATCTTATTGATATCAAACTTAATTTCATCCTCTGGATACTTTTCAGCAATGTATTGATAAATGAATCGATCATTTCCATAGACCTTAAATCCATTTACGCCCTCATATTTTTCCAGAAAATCCCTACAATCTCGGATAGTACCAGGACGAATAGGTTCAACATTAAAACCATCTAGAGTTTTATATTTACTTTCTTTTTTTGATGGGACATAAAAAGTAGGATAGAATTCTTCACGATTTGTAAAATGTTTTCCGTTTTCATAACCTCGAACAAGGATATCATTACCTAGTTGAAATACATTTGTATAAAACTTCATTGAATAAGAGTCAAATAATCATTAATTAAAGTGGCTTTGGGATCAACCAAAGTTAAAATTTTGTCCGAAGAGATCATAATTGCATCAGTATTATCAGTCAAGTCAGACAACCATTTTTTCAAAGATGTATTACCAACAATATCTTTAACAATTTCATATGGTTGGATTAATTTGCAATCTGGTTCTCCAAGTTCAGAAACTACTGCTGTAATTTTTGAAATTAAAGTAATTCCATTCATCAAAACTAATACTTGAATTTCATTCTCCATCTTTTTCCTCAGTAATCACTTCAAAATTTTCAATTAGATTTTCGTTATTATTCGATTCTTCTATACCTGAATTCATTCGTTCTTCATAAGAAGATTTAATCCATTCGTGTGGATTTACAACAGTGACTATCCACCCAGGATCAATAGCAATTTTCTTATCTTGAGAAAGAACAATCCAGGGAGAGAAAGAAACCTTATGTTCAATCTCACCTTTCAACCCAAGACTATTTTCCATCAATAGTTCAGGGGTCAACAATCGTACAATATAAGGGTTTGAAAAGACTAAAGAAACAACTTTCTCATTTTCATCAACCAACTCCATGATATCTGCAATGACATTTTCACCCGACTTTAAAAGGGCCAATTTGACAGTCATAATTACTCCATACCTTCCAATACGATAACACAAAAAAAGGGGGGTGTCAACTGGATTTTGCCAGTTGAACCCCAGCGGCCGACGATATTCATAGAATATTTAGGCGCCGTCTCCATCTGCGGAATTTCCACTCCCACCCCCGCCTGGATTCTTAGGCACAGCTTTTCCTGCAGGGACTACCTTTGATTTTCCAGTCAACGGATTGTAGATTTTATGCCTAACGGCAGCAGGGTAAGAAATCTGTTTAATGTTTCCGACTTGTTCTAAGAACTGCTTAAAGGATTTCATACACCTTACGTTTCTGATGTTCAGGAATAATCCTATTTAGTTTAACATGGAGAAGTCCATCCTCAAACTTAACATCAGATACTTTAACATCGTCGGATAGTGTCCAAATCCTCGTAAAGGCCCTCTTCGCAAGACCATTATGAAGATATTCCCCTACATCAGAAGTTTCCGCCTTCTTCGCTTCAACGAAGAGTTTATTCCATTCAGTGAAAACTTCGATATCTTCTTTTTTATATCCTGCAAGAGCAATCTCTAAACGGAACTCCGTCTCACTCTCCTTAATCAAATTGTATGGTGGGTAGTTAGAAGTTGTTTCGTGAACCGTTCCTAGACGGTGAAACCACTCATCCATACCAATACTATACTTTTCAATATCATTTAAAAATTTGTCAATGTTTCCCGTGTTATATTTTGCGAGTAACATAATAGACCTCCTTAAGCGTCTGTTGGTTTGAATTACGGATCCATTGGACTCCGCTTTAGCGTATGGGTAGTCAAATAACCAGACCCATCACTTATTATATATCGAGACATTAAAAAAGAGGAAGGGTGTTAAACCGATCCTCTTTTGTTGGGTATACCGAAAATATCAGGGTTCTACTTTCTTTTTCTTACCAATATTGTACTTACTCTCAAGAATCCAATCACCTTTATCCTTATAGGACAGAACTTTGATTTGATTCAGGGGAGCTACATCAGTAATAGAATCTGGTTTTACAATAGTAACCAAACCCCAGTCAGAAATTAGATTAATAATCCTATTACGTCTTTGAACATCGTTTACTGTAAGATTTGCATGTTTGCCATCAAGAGCAAACAGTTCTTTAAAGTGAACGATATAATATCTTCCCTGTTTATGCAGGATATGACAGGACTGATAAATTTTCTTTTCCTTACGCGAGGCAACACCGATACGAGTGAGTGTCTCACGGACTTTCAGGAAATCGTCTGGTTCATTCAGAACCACTTCCACCATTTGGTCTTGTGACCAATTGACTTCTGGTTCAACAAAGGTACTCATCTTTTGCCTCCAACATCAAGTTTAGATTTAATATAGTTAATTTGGTCTTTTGTTAGAATTTTCAGTGCTTGTTGGGCCTTTTCATTACTATAACCATAGTATGATTTGACTGCATCAAGATCTTGAATCTTCTCTTTTTTAAGCCACGGAGAAAATCTTTTCCGTTTCCTGACACTATTTAGTAAAAAATCATATTGAAGTCTTGAAGACAATTGATGATTCATGTTCATCTCATTTGCAAACATGATCGTATCAATGTGACCTGACATACATTTGTTGACAACAAATGCTGGGTACTTCTTTTCCCATTGGGGATCCGAATTATCCAGCAAATACTCTTTTGTGAAATTAATAGAATTCAGGTAATCCTTTAGTTCGTAACTCATCGGATAATATCAATAGCGTCGGGATTCTTATTCCAGGTCTCCAGTTCTGTACGAAGACGACCTTCAGACTTCAAGTTTTCATAACGATTAGAAGCCTTTTTCTTCCACCAGTTCACAAGATGGTCAAAGTGGAATTTGTCATAATTTTGACCAGGACGCAATATTTCTTCCTGTCCAAGAATAACCTCACGAGCATTCTCAAATCCGTAATCAGAAATATAAAATCTTTTCTGTTCAGTCAGATTTTTTGCATTTGCAATCGCAGTCTGGAACTCCACAACCTTTTGAGAAGGTAAGCTCTTTTTGATGATTGAGATCATTCGTTGTTGGGTTTTCAGTTTGCGACTTGACGCATCCTCCTTCACCAAACCCTGATTGTTGTTCCTCTGAATAAACCATTTGTTTAACTCCTGAAAGATTTCATCATGGAGCAGAGGAGTAAAATCACTTTGAGTCAGACCCTTATACCTCATATAAGGTTTCAAACCATCATACTGAGATGAGGCTTTGGTAGAACCATAAAGAGAAGTAGTCTCAAATGAACAAATATCTGATCCATACTTCTTATTTAATGTCTCACGAGCAGTATGAGAACAACAAAGAAGTGCAAGAAGTTTACCCCCAAGATAATTGAATCCAAAAGGTTGAGTGGGAACAATAATGAATCCCATGATTGCATGACGATTAAACCTAGACAACTCCGGAGTTTGTCCAAGCCAATCATTACGAGGTTTAGAATTGATAGTAGGAGAACCAAAACGACAGAATCCCACAATCTTCTGTGTGTTGGTTTCTTGCACGATCCATTTTAGAGATTTACCAGGAATACTATCCTCAATTGCGTGAGAAGTAGTGATCTGCAACCTCTCATTGAAATATTCATTTGTAAATCCACCCTTCTCCCCTGCAGGATAAACTTTGAAGTTCATATCCTGTGGGTGCATATCAAACGCATCAAACATATCATCCTCGGGACCAATCCCAAGAATGGATGAAGGCATTTGTTCCATTCTTTCAAGTTTAATGTTACGCAGATATTCATCAATACGACCCATATTTGAGAAGTAATCAATGAACTGATTAGCTGCGTAAACTGCATCATCAAGTTCTAGTTGCATATCAGAAAATTAGTTTCTTTTCACCAGGAGTTACGAGTTTACTCCCATAAACTTCATTATACTTGGTTTTAATTTGCGAATCAACTTCCGCAATATAAACAATATGATTTTTAGCAATGATCAATTCTGGAATTGTTTTATCAATAACAGAAGCCCAAGGGGCAAATCCAACACTTCCAGTAGAAGTAGGAATCACTACCAATCCATTTTTAATCGTTACGAAGTTATCATCTTCAGAAACAAGTTCTGCGATAACTTCTTCTCCAGTTGCAATACGAAATAGTTTTACATTAATCATTTAAATTCACACTCCACCATAATTTCAGTTAACGCTGCGAGAATATTTACTTCCTGGTCAGCCACGAATGCACATTGGTATTGATACTTAGCAATAATAAGAACGGCAGCAGGAATAGATACGGGTGAAAGACAATCATAAAGGGAGTCATAAACCCTGCGGAGTAGACTGCTAGCATCGTTATCCAAGTTGGCGACCACCCACTTTCGGACCTCAGTAAAGTTTTTAGTTTTGAGATTCTTAATAAGTTCATTAATATTTACATCAGAAAATTCAGCAAGAATTGCAGAGTCAATCTTTCCACCGGCAGAGTACCTTTGGCACTCATTTAGGACTCGTCTCCAGTCTGGGAAGTGTTTGTTGATGAGTTCTGCAAGGACTTTAGGATCGTATTGTACACCTTCCGCATCCAAGATGTTTTGTATACGCTTGAAGAAGGATCCTGCCAACTGGGCTTTTTCTTTCCCTTTGATACTGAACTCAACAACTGCACAACGGGAGTGGAGGGGTTCAATGATTTTGTTTTTGTAGTTGCATGTGAAGATGAACCTACAGTTGTTATAAAACGCCTCAATATTAGCCCGTAGAAGGAGTTGTACATCGTGGGTTGTGTTGTCAGCCTCATCAATGATGATGACTTTGTGTT